GAAATCAAGGCGAGCTTTAGTGTTAGCTCCCGAACCACCGTTGTTAAAAGTAGCCGCAGTTGCCGTTGCACCAGCTGATGTTACATCTACACTAAGCCCATCCGCCTTGACACTACCAGTAACGTCTATACCTGTGGAGGTGGTGGCTAGTTTGGTGGCGTTGTTAAAACGTAAGCTGACTTCTCCGTTTGTGTGGGCTGACATATACGTTTCATTGGTATCCCAACTTTTTAACTCAAAATCGTTTGCCGCTATCCGTAAGTTACCTGTGCCTTGTTCAACTATATAGCTATTACTACCATCATGATAAATCTGTAGGTCAGAACCAGCACCGAAGATGGCTTTGTCGTTATCGCCAAACGAGACGTTACCAGTTAGCGTACCGCCAGACAGCGGCAAGAATGACCCAACTGCATACCCAGCAGTAGCATGGTCACCCCAACCATAGGCTGTGTCGTAGTTAGACTTATCCGTAAGGCTAAACTCATTCCCTGATAAGCTAATACCAGAGCCAGCAGTATAGACCTGACCGCCGTCACGCAAGTCTTCCAAAGCGCCAGCTGTAACCCTAAGCGCTACATCCCCTCCAGCCGAATGGCTGACAGCTGTGGTGCCGTCCTGCCCACGAGACACAGTAAAAGTCGTGCCAGATATGGCTGTAACCTTGACGATTTCTGAACCAGTCCCCGCTCCCAATGTCGCATAGAAATAATCCCCACTGCCCAATGAAGGGAATGAAGCTGCGCTGGTAACACTAATAGACGTTGCCGTAGAGGAAACGCCACTAGCCAGCGAAGTGCTAGCTAGGTTCGAGAACTGAATCGCCATTTATGGCTCCTAGCTAGCTGAGACTACCCAAGAGATAGAAAGACTATCTGTTGGCTGCTTGTTGATAACGCTGAATACCGTCCTGCAAAGCATGGTGCCAGAAGAGCTAGCGTTTAAGATGGCAGCCTCAACCACTCCAGCGGCAGACGAAGGAGTCTGGGCGGGGAATGTTGCGACATACGTAACGTCATTGTTGTTGGCAGTAGTACTGGTTAGCGCTACTCGAGCAACTTCGGCACCAAGAGATGTGTCTCCAGCAGCCGGGGTGGCATTTGCAGTACCGATAGCCATGTGGCTCATAACCGAGTCTGAGGTTCCAGCCATGCGAGAGGCAACAAACACTTTGCCCGTGGTTACCACAAGGTTCGGGATTTCTTGAGTTTCTTTGATGGTGCCGTCTGGTGCTACTAAATCAACAGTCAAGCGCCCTTTAAGTTTTAGATCATCAACGATCATGGTATGTCTCCAGATTAATCAGCATTCAATATCAAATTGCCAATAAGCGCTTGATTAAGTAGGGCACCAGTTATTACATGCTCAACATCAAGAGAATCGACAATAGGTGTACTGTCAGATTTTCCGATCCGTGGGGACAGCGCCGCTGCGTCATTTAGCGTGGTTGTATCTGTAACTGACTTCGACGCATGAGAAGTCAATATATCTGTGGTTATTATAGAGTCTGCGGCAGCTTTTGACAAAGCAAATAAATGCTGTTCGGTCAAGCTAAACGATTGATTTGGAATATTTTTATCGACAACTGATGCCAGATCGTCAGCCAAGCCAATGACATTGCTCTTGACGCCAAGCACATCCTTATCGACCTGCGAGAAATCGTCCAAAGCAAAGTAATCCTGAAGCCCAATACTGCCGCTAAAGCTGACGCCGTCTGAAAATCCAAACGAATCGTCAGGCTCGCCAGTTACGGTGGATACTCCCGATACTTCAGTAAACACGAAGTTAAATGGCTGCCGAGTAACCACCAAACTATCAAAGTGAAATATTGAGTCTTGCTGCAAAGCATTAATATCAAAGGCTTGATTATCTGCGAGCGACAGTGCATCAGAGACACCCTTGCCAGCGCCCGTAGTCACTGCATCTGAGAAACCGTATGAGTCACTTTGAGTCTTAGAGACTGAAGCGGCTGTAGCATCTATGATACTGGTCGAAGAATCGAAGTCTCGTAGGAACGTCAGGAGAGTGTGTACATCTTCTGCAAAGCTGAACTGGTCAGATCGCAGTGCATCAATCACAAACGCCTGACTCTCTGCGAACGCTAGAGAGTCTTGAAAACCCTTACCTACGTTCAGCCTTGCGGCATCCACTAAGACCGCAGAGTCTTCTAGCTGCTTCCCTACAGTAAACACCGGGTCAGCAGACAGGAAGCCAATCGCATCGCTAAGACCCTTGTCTACCGCAAAGATAGCCTCATCTGAGAATAGGAACTCATCGTTGAATACGTATATCGTTTTCTCGGCGTTGACATGGATGTTGTGAAGAAACAGCTTTTGCCAGTTAGAGACAGCTGTAAGTTTGGCTATATTAAAGGATGCATCTAGCCTGCGGCTTGATAGCGAAGCAACGACGTTTTGTTGCAGAACAACAGCTGCCGTCTTTTGTATAGACGCGCTGAGCTGAAGACTTCTGTGTGTAACGCCAGCCTTAAGAGATCGATACTTTACAGAAGCATGGATAGCCATCGGCTACTAACCGAACTGTGATCGTACTTTAAACTTAATCAGATCAACGACTGTCTGTGTTCTGCCTGAAGAGTCGGTGAATTCAACCTCTCCTTCAAGAACGCCTGTAGAGGATAGGGTATCCGCCGCAAATAAAAATGTAACCTTGCCTTCTGTAGGGGCTGTGACCGTACCTATTAAAGTGTCGATCAAGCCTGTTTGCCCTACCTTTCTGACACGCATGCGTACTGAGCCGCCAGACAGGTCCAAGGCTGCAAATGTGGTTGCGTCGTCAGTATCGAGAATTGCGCCAGCAGCAGCTGTATTGCTGTCCTTAAGCGTCATTTCGATCTCTGGTAGTTGGTCTCCCTGAACCAGATCAATGGTGGTCAAATATGCCATTAGATGAATTCCCTCGATTTGCAGGTGAGTGAGCCACCACTAAAGCCATACTTAACTTGGCGGATTACCCTGCCAACGCTGCGCTCAAATAGCTGCTTGTTCATTCCTGCCGCGTTTGGGTTCGACCAAGGTTGACCTGACATCATTTGGAGCCGATACAACGCACCATGAGTAATTGCTTCTCGATGCTCTTTGCCCACGCTGTCAGGGATGCTTGTGCTGGTTGATGTGGGTTTGACGGAATACAGAACCCTAAAGGAGTCAGCCTCAGCTGGTATGGGGGCTAGGTAGAAGTCAAGGTTGTCACGCTGCGCGTAATAGGCAGGCGTTCCTGTTGTGGTCTCATCTCCCAGCCTAAGTAGTAGCTGACTATAACTAATCGGCTTTAGAGCCGACTTGTCGTTAAAAATATCAAGTATGTGATTTAACTCTGTGCCCGTAGGCAAAGAAACGGCGTACTCGTTCAAGCCAGCTATCGTAGTGATAAACTCCGGCTCTGGGATGTAGATATCAGTTCTTGCACAAAAATCTATAGCCGAATCTCTGACTGCTCTCTCTATAACAAAATCGGGAGCACCCTGAACTTCGGGGCGGACATACAGAGAAAAATCAGAATACTTCATTAGGCGCTACCTACCATCGCTGGCATTGGAGTGGTTGCACCATCCGCCTGAGTCTTAACTCCAAGCGCATTGGCGAACGACTGATAGTGCATCATGGCTCGCTGCGCGTTACCGGCGAACTCTGAGTCTTTCTGATACGAGCGATACAGGACGTAGTCCAATATGCAGTTAGCATAAACATCGTCTAGGCTAATTGTAGTTGTATCTGTATCGAAGTCCGATATGGATATCTCGGTAGGCGCAGAGGAGTAGACAATCTCAAGACTGTGAGTGCCCGCTTCTCCTTTGGGATAAACATAAAAATTCTTGGGGTCAGCTGGGTCATAAACAAAATGCTCAATCTTGTTTGTTCCTGCTGTTGTTTCATGCCAGTTAGGCAGGGTCTCATCAAGGATGCGACGCTGTACCTGTGTAACGGCTCTACCGCCCACGTTGCGCACAATCTCAATCAACCTCAATGCAGCGCTTGGAAGAGTCTGCTTACTGCCATCAACACAGCTATAGGTAGTGTTAACCATCTTTGCGTCTGGACGGTGCAGAACAACTTCTTTTTGCGCGTCGTTA